AAAGGTGGAGACAATTTTAAAAAATTATATAACGCATCCAATGTCACTAAGAGAAATAGAAATGGCCAAACAAAGTCTGGTTTATACTCTTTGTTTATCCCAATGGAATGGAACTACGAAGGATTTATTGACGAGTACGGAGTTCCAGTATTTACTACACCTGACACAGATGTCTTCGCCCCAGACGGTGAACTAATAGATATAGGCGTAATAGATAATTGGCAAAACGAAGCTGATGGTTTAAAAGATGATCAAGATGCTTTAAATGAATTTTACCGTCAGTTTCCACGTACTGAAGAACATGCGTTTAGAGATGAAACAAAAAATAGTATATTTAACTTAGTAAAAATATACGAACAAATAGATTATAACGAAGAGTTGTCAAACAGTATAGGTATAACTCAAGGTAATTTTCAATGGGTTAATGGCATAAAAGATACACAAGTTATATTTTATCCAGATCCAAAAGGTAGATTTAAAATTAGTTGGGTTCCACCTCAACAATTACAAAACAGAGTGGTACTTAAAAACGGTATTAAATATCCTGGTAATGAGCATATAGGTGCATTTGGATGTGACTCATATGATATATCCGGGACCGTAGATGGTGAAGGTTCAAAAGGAGCACTTCACGGGCTTACTAAGTTCAGCATGGAGGACGCTCCTGCTAATAGCTTCTTTTTAGAATACTTATCAAGACCACCTACGGCTGAAATATTTTTTGAAGACGTGTTAATGGCTTTAGTATTTTATAGTATGCCTTTGTTGGCGGAAAATAATAAACCTAGATTATTGTACTATTTAAGACGTAGAGGTTACAGAGGTTTTAGTATGAACAGGCCAGATAAAGTTTGGAATAAATTATCTGTAGCAGAAAAAGAAATAGGTGGTATACCAAACTCTAGTGAAGACATAAAGCAAGCTCATGCAGCAGCTATTGAAATGTATATACAAGATCATGTGGGTATGAAGCAAGACGGTTCGTTTGGAAACTTGTATTTTAACAGTTTGTTAAACGATTGGGCTAAGTTTGATATAAATAAAAGAACTAAATTTGACGCTACCATAAGTAGTGGTTTAGCAATAATGGCAAATAACAAACATTTATATGCGCCTAATGCTAAAATAGAAAAACAAAAGTTAAATATAAATATTGCTAGATATAAAAATACTGGTAATAATTCACAAATAATAAAATAAATATGGCATATTCTAGTAGTTATTTTCCTAATCAAACAGTAAGTGATGCTGAAAAATTAAGCTATGATTACGGTTTAAAAATAGCAAAAGCTATAGAAGCAGAGTGGTTTTCTAATGACGCTAGTAGAAATTATAATAGTAGATATAGAAATAACTATAATGACTTTCACTCGTTAAGACTTTATGCTAGAGGTGAACAAGGTATACAAAAATATAAGGATGAGTTATCTATTAATGGTGATTTGTCCTATTTAAATTTAGACTGGACGCCTGTACCTATAATACCTAAGTTTGTAGATATATTAGTAAATGGTATGACTCAAAGAATGTATGATGTAAAAGCTTATTCTCAATCACCTAATGGTGTTGAAAAAAGAACTAATTATATGGAGTCTTTATTATCAGATATGAAGCTTAAAGAGTTTGATAAATTAACAGCTGAAAAATTTGGTATTAATACTAGAAAAACTTCAACAGACATAGCTTTGCCAGAGTCTACAGAAGAGCTTCAAGTGCATATGCAGCTTAACTATAAACAGTCTGTAGAGTTAGCAGAAGAACAAGCCATAACAACTTTGTTTGAAGGTAATAACTATGATTTAATACAAAAAAGATTTTATTATGATTTAGCAGTATTAGGCATAGGTGCTGTTAAAACTGATTTTAATACTTCAGAAGGTGTAACTATAAAATATGTTGATCCAGCAGACTTAGTTTATTCTCATACTGACTCACCTTATTTTGATGATATATATTATGTTGGTGAAGTTAAAGATATACCTATAAACGAGCTAGCTAAACAGTTTCCTTTTTTAGAGCAAGAAGAACTAGAAGACATAGTTAAAAATAAATCTTACCACAAAACCTCAGGAAGAGACAAGTATAGTTACGATAGAAAAGATAATAACACAATACAAGTTTTATATTTTAACTATAAAACTTATATGAACGAAGTGTATAAAATAAAAGAAACAGGTAGTGGTGCAGAAAAAATAATACCTAAAGATGATCAGTTTAACCCGCCAGAAAATATGGAAGGCGGTTTTAGTAAACTATTAAGATCTATAGAAGTTTTGTATGAAGGCGCGTTAATATTAGGTACAGAAAGATTACTTAAGTGGGAAATGGCTAAAAACATGATGAGGCCAAAAAGTAATTTTACAAAAGTAAAAATGAATTACGCTATAGTAGCTCCTCGTATGTACAACGGTCGTATTGACTCTATAGTAAAACGAGTAACAGGTTTTGCTGATATGATACAGCTTACACATTTAAAACTACAGCAAGTAATGTCTCGTATGATACCTGATGGTGTTTATTTAGATGCAGATGGTTTAGCTGAAATAGATTTAGGCAATGGCACAAACTATAATCCACAAGAAGCTTTAAACATGTTTTTTCAAACAGGTAGTGTTATTGGTAGATCGTTTACGCAAGATGGCGATATGAATCCTGGTAAAGTACCTATTAAAGAAATAACTAGTGGTAGTGGTGGTAATAAAATGCAAGCTCTAATAGCAAATTATAATTACTATCTACAAATGATAAGAGATACTACTGGTCTTAATGAAGCTAGAGACGGTAGCATGCCAGACAAAAATGCTTTGGTTGGTGTGCAAAAACTAGCCGCAGCAAACAGTAATACAGCTACAAGACACATACTACAAAGTGGTTTATTTTTAACATCAGAAATAGCAGAGTTATTATCACTTAGAATATCTGATATTATAGAATACTCACCAACAAAAGAAGCTTTTATAGAAACTTTAGGTAGTCACAATGTAGCTACGTTAGAAGAAATGTCTAGCTTGCACTTATATGACTTCGGTATATTTATAGAATTACAACCAGACGAAGAAGAAAAAGCAAAGCTTGAAAATAATATACAAATGGCTATACAACAAAAAAGTATAGATCTTGAAGATGCTATTGATATACGTGAAATTAAAAATTTAAAACTAGCTAATCAAGTTTTAAAAATACGTAGAAAGAAAAAACAAGAGCGAGATAGACAAATGCAGTTACAAAACATACAAGCTCAAACTGAGTCTAACGCAAAAGCAGCACAAGCTTCTGCTCAAGTAGAGATACAAAAAGAACAAGCTTTAATGCAGTCTAAAGTTCAACTAGAAGAAACAAAAGCTAGGCTTGATGCTCAAAAAATGCAATTAGAAATAAATGCTAAAAAAGAATTAATGCAATTAGAGTTTCAGTATAATATGGCTGTTAGAGGTGCTGAATCAAACAATTTAAAACAAAGAGAAAAAGAAAAAGAAGATCGTAAAGATCAAAGAACAAAAATACAAGCTACACAACAAAGTGAAATGATAGAACAAAGAAAATCAGGTAAACCACCTAAAAACTTTGAGTCTGCAGGTAATGATATATTAAGTGGTAGCTTTGATTTAGGAGCATTTAATCCTAGATAAATTTATTAATTATTATTATATTATATTATGGAAGAAAAAAATGAAAACGTAGTTGAAGAAACTACACAAGAAAACGTTACTAAAGTTAAAGTTGAAGAACCAAAACAAGATGATAACGTTATAAAAGTAAATTTAGATAAACCAGTAAAAAAACAAGAAGATGCCACTGAGAAGCAAAGCACAGATGAGGTACCTGTTCGCGACGGATCCGAAGCTAGCGAAAAAGTTCGTGAAGAAAACGAAAAAAAGCCTGAAGAGTCTACCGAACAAAGTGAAGAGAAAAAAGAAGAAATAGTACTAGAAGAAATAACTGAAGATTCAACTAAAGAAGAAGTTGCAGAAGTAGAAGAAAAAGTTGAAGAAGCTGTTGCTGAGGCTCAAGCTACTGGTAAACCACTACCAGAAAATATTCAAAAGTTAATTGACTTTATGAATGAAACTGGTGGTGATATAAACGATTACGTAAAGCTTAATCAAGATTATAGCAAGTTAAATGATAACGATGTTGTGTTTGAATATTATAGACAAACAAAACCTCATTTAACTAATGATGAAATAACCTTCTTAATGGAAGATACTTTTAAAGTAGATGAAGAAGAAGACACTGATAGAGAAATACGAAGAAAAAAACTAGCGTTTAAAGAGCAAGTTGCCAGCGCTAGAAGCCACTTGGACGGGCAAAAGTCCAAATACTATGAAGAAATTAAAGCTGGGTCAAAGTTGACTCCGGAACAACAAAAGGCTGTTAATTTTTTTAATAGATACAATAAGCAATCAGAAGAGAATAAAAAAGTGATTGATAACAATACTAAAATATTTGAACAAAAAACTAATAATTTATTTAACGACAAGTTCAAGGGTTTTGAATATAACGTTGGTGATAAAAAATTTAGATTTAATGTTAAAGATGTTAATAGTACAAAGCAAAATCAAAGCAATATAAATAATTTTATGGCAAAGTTTGTCGATAAAAATTCTGCTTTAACAGATGCAAGAGGTTATCATAAAGCTTTATATACAGCTATGAACGCTGACGCTATTGCAAAACATTTTTATGAACAAGGTAAAGCTGATGCTATGAAATCAAGCGTTGCTAAAGCTAAAAATATTGATATGAATCCAAGACAAGCTCATGGAGAGGTTAATGTTGGCGGTGTAAAAGTAAAAGTGTTAGGTGATACATCTTCTGATTTTAAGTTCAAAATTAAAAACAATAAATAACAATTTAAAATTACAAAATTATGGCAATTTCAAATCCTGGTGGTTTGTTAAATAGCGTGCCTGCTCAAAGACAGCAAGCGTTATCTTCAAACTATCTAGACTTTACCGGTGGTGCAAACGACTGGGCACAACAATACCTGCC